CTAGGCTTGCGGAAACCCTGAAAGGTTTGAAGAAATGAGATTAATTGACTGGATTCTCGGTTTGTTTAGCAAACCAAAAGAAGAAGTTACTTTTGAACAAACTGAATGCGAGCCTTGGCCATTCCCCGCACCTAAGAAAAAGCGTGGACGTCCTGCTGGTAAAAAACCAACAGTAAAAAAAACTGCTCCAGCAGTAAAGAAGACTGTAAAAAAACTTGCTACTAAGAAAGCTAAGTAATGGCCGTTTCCCCACTTACTACAGGCACTACGCTATTTAATCTAGATTTAAACGATCTGGTTGAGGAAGCGTTTGAGCGTTGCGGCAAAGAGTTGCGTACTGGTTACGACTTCCGTACTGCGCGTCGTTCTTTAAATTTACTGACTGTAGAGTGGGCTAACCGTGGCATTAATATGTGGACTATTGAGCAGGGGACAATTAACCTTGTTCAAGGCCAGACTACATACGCGCTACCAACAGATACAATCGACCTCTTAGAGCACCAGATCCGCACCCAGGCTAATAGTGCGTCTAACCAAACAGATATCAATATCAGCCGCATAAGCGTCTCTACATACGCCACAATTCCAAACAAACTAGCTCAAGGCAGACCAATTCAAGTTTGGATTCAACGTATGTCTGGTCAGGCTAATAACAGCACATATACACTAGCTAGCGGCATTTCTGCAACTGATACCACAATTACGCTAAGCAGCACAACTAACCTGGCCTCAGCCGGTTTTATTCAAATTGACAATGAGATCATTGCTTATGGCTATGTGTCTGGAAACCAACTTGGTTTTTGCTCCCGTGGTCAAGCGAATACAACTGCAGCAGCTCATTCAACAGGAGCATTAGCATATGTTCAAAATCTACCAGCGGTATCAGTCTGGCCTACGCCAGATGGTTCGCAACCATACCAATTTGTGTATTGGCGTTTGCGCCGTATTCAAGACGCTGGGAATGGTGTAAATATCCAGGATATTCCGTTTAGGTTTGTTAACTGCCTTGTGGCAGGATTGGCGTACTACCTGTCTATTAAGCTTGACAACATTGACCCCAATCGCATTGCAGCATTAAAAGCAGAATATGAGCAGCAGTTTCAATTGGCAGCTGACGAGGATAGAGAAAAAGCCCCAGTTCGGTTTGTGCCACGTAGGATGTTTATTGGGGGTTATTAATGCCTAATAAGTTTGCTTCTGGTAAGTATGCAATTGCCGAATGTGATAGATGCGCGTTTAGATATAAGTTGGTTGAGCTTCGTACAGAAATCATAAAGACAAAGCCTTATCAGCTAAAAGTTTGTAATACCTGTTGGGACCCTGATCAACCTCAGTTACAATTGGGTATGTATCCTATCAATGACCCACAAGCAGTGCGGGAACCAAGACGGGATTTAAGTTATGTTCAATCTGGTTTGACGGCCTATGGTTATCAAGCTGGCGGTAGTAGAGATACCCAGTGGGGTTGGAACCCTGTAGGACAAGGGTATGATTACGGTGAAACGCCAAATTATTTGGTTGGGCAAGGGCAAGTTGGAACAGTAACAATTAACTAGGAGTAGGATATGACATTTAAAAGCGGCGCCCAGGGTATTAACCAAAAGGGCAAGACAAAAGGTAAGAACTTAGGCGACTCAGGTTCTAGCGTTGGCATTACGGTTGGTAAGAAACCGGCTAAAGGTATTGCTGGTGGTAAGACTAATGATGACATGAAGTCTATGGGCCGTAACTTGGCTAAAGTAAAAGCAAACGGAAAATAATCATGGCAATTAATAACAAACCTGCTTCTAAATATGCGCAGCCACACACAATGAGTGGTGCAGCTGTTGGTAACGAGTTGCCAGCTATGTCTACGGAAAAAGGCGCAAGCTACATGGACGAGATGAATATCTCTGTCGGTAACGTTAGCAAAGGTAACTACGCTCCTACCAAGACTTCTGGCATCGAAATGCGCGGTGGTAAAGCTCAGACTAAAGGTAAAATGTCACGCGGGCCGATGGCTTAAGGGTAAACCCTAATGAGTAATAAAGCGTATATATACTCGATTGAGAATAAGGTTAATGGTAACTGCTATATTGGTAGTACTATTAACCTAAAGGCTCGTTGGGCAGCGCACAAAGCTGGTTTACGCAATAAAAGGCACCATTCATTTGTACTGCAGAAAGCCTGGGATAAGTATGGGGAAGATAGCTTTGAGTTTAAGCTTCTTCTTATTTGCGAACCTAAAGACAAAATTGAGTATGAAAACAAGTTAATGAAGTACCAGTCCTATAATGTCCTTCGTACCGCCCGAGAAACTCCTATTAGACGAGATTGGGTCCGTACCCCAGAGGTATGCAAAAAAATTAACGAAGGGATACAAAAAGTTTGTAGAACGCCAGAGCATAGGGCAAAATTACGTGCTGCTAGATTAGGATACAAACAAACTAAAGAGGCTATTGTAAAATCAGCTGTAGCAAAATGGAAACCTGTATACTGTAAGGAACTTGGAGTATCGTTTTTGAATCAAAAATATGCCGCAGAATATTTAAATACGTCAAAAGCAAACGTGTCGCAACTTATAAACAAAAAAGGCAAAGTAGGCGGTAAATATACTTTGGTTAGGGTGGCTTAAATCAATTACGAATCACTCTACAACAATATTCAGGCTTATGCCGAGAACACTGAGGCGCTATTTGTAGCGTCCATTCCTGTTTTTGTGCAACAAGCTGAAGACCGCATATATAACTCAGTTCAAATACCATCGCTTCGTAAGAATGTAACAGGTAACTGTAGTACGGGTAATCAGTATCTATCTTTACCTTCCGACTATTTATCCTCGTATTCTGTAGCTGTTATTGACTCATCTAACAACTACAATTACCTACTTAATAAAGACGTCAACTTCTTACGTGAAGCGTACCCAAGTGTTACATACAGCGGTTCTACTTACCAGGGAACTCCTGGTGGAGTGCCAAGATACTACGCTTTATTTGGTAATCAGTACAGCAATAACGAGGCTCTATCACTAATTCTAGCCCCAACCCCTGATAGCAACTACGTGGTTGAGATGCACTATTTTTACTACCCTCCAACTATCGTGCAAGGGCAAATTGCTACTTTAAATACGCTGTCTGGCGGTTCGCTATATACCAACGGCGTATATCAAAATGTGCCGTTAACTGGAGGTTCTGGAGCAAATGCAACTGCAGACATTGTTATTGTTGGCGGAGTAGTCACATCCTGTAGCCTTAAGTTTGGCGGTAATTTTTATGTCGTGGGCGATACTCTTTCTTGTTCTTCCCTTGGTTCTACTGGTAGCGGTTTTAGTATTAAAGTAGCTACAGTATCAAATGCTTTAGGCACAAGTTGGCTTGGGGATAACTATGACCCAGTATTATTTTATGGCGCTATGCGTGAGGCTATGATTTTTATGAAGGGTGAGCAAGATATGGTTACCTATTATGAAAATAAATACCAAGAAGCAATTGCCCAACTTAAACGCCTTGGCGATGGCCTTGAGAGAAATGATGCTTACAGAAGGGGCCAGACTAGTCTGCCTTATGACAAACTATGAGTATTACACAAGGTCAAACCACGGTATTTAAGACTAACCTGCTTAGCGGGTTGGAGAATTTTGCTGTTGGTACACCATATACGTACAAAATTGCCCTTTATACGGGTAATGCAAACCTTAATGACACAACCGCAACTTATACTACAGCCAACGAAATTAGCGGTTCGGGATATACGGCTGGCGGTAAACCATTAACAATTACCCAGGTTCCTATCGGGGACACAAACTCCAATACGGCGTATGTTAACTTTGCCAATGTGGTTTGGACTGGAGCATCCTTTACTACTAGATGCGCTTTAATATATAATTCAACTACTGGAGCAGCTGTAGCGGTGTTGGATTTTGGTTCAGATAAGACAAATACAGCAGCAGGTACTTTTACTGTGACTTTTCCAACAGCAACATCGACAACTTCTATTTTAAGGATATCTTAACATGAGCATTGAACAATCAAACTTTGGTGACGCTGCTAGCGCATCAATTACCCGTGGCGCACAGCATGACGAAACTTTGGGAATCCAAGGTTGGTACGATGTTAAGTGCTACGATGCAGACGGCAATCTAAAATGGGAAGATAAAGCTCCTAACTTAGTTACCGCTGTAGGTAAGCAAGCATTATTTGACTACTACTTTGGTGCTACTGGCACTGCTGGTGGTACAGCTTCTGGCGCTAACTACTTAGGTCTTTGCGGTGGTACAGCTACTTACACAGCCGCCGATACTATGGCTTCACACGCTTGGACTGAAGTTGGTGGTACAAACGCCCCAGCCTATACGGGGAACCGCCAATCTCCAAACTGGTCTGCTGCTACTTCAACAGGCTCAACACCATCAAACGTAACATCTAAAACTGCTTCTGCTTTGACTTTTTCAATGACAAGTTCCGGAACAGTTAACGGCTGCTTTATTAACTCTGGTGCTTCTGCTTCTGCTACTAAAGACACAACTACTGGTGTTTTGTATTCTGCTGGTAACTTTACTGGCGGTTCAAAGACTGTAGCTAACGGCGACTCTTTAGCAGTTACATACACAACTACAGCTACATCGTAATTTTAAAGGGTTTTTATGGCCCTAATTTTAGCGGACCGGGTTCAGCAAACTGGAACAGCCAATACAACCGTAAGTTTTACTTTAAGCGGCTCTGTAACTGGCTTCCAGTCTTTTGCCGTTGTTGGAAATGGTAATACCACATACTACTCTGCGTTTGATACTGTTGGAAACTGGGAGGTAGGTCTTGGTACGTATTCAACTACTGGACCTACTTTAACTCGCACAACAATTCTTTCTTCTAGCAACTCTGGAAGCGCCGTTACTTTTTCTGGCACGGTAAACGTTTTTGTTACTTATCCATCTGGAAAATCAGTAAACCTTGATGCTTCTGGTAACGCCACATCATTAGGAACTCCTGCTTCTTTTGTTGGTACAAATATTACTGGAACAGCATCTGGGCTATCTATTGGTGGAAATGCAGCAACCGCTACAACAGCAAGTACGGCTACAACAGCGACAACCGCTACAACAGCCACAACTGCTAATGCTTTAAATACTTCAAATGCTTATACGGTTGCAGGCATTACATCTACCGCAGGATACACAGCAACTTCTGCAGCGCCATTCTTTTTAAATGCTAATACTGTATCTTCAAACTTTACTGTACCTACAAGTACAAACGCCCATTCTGCAGGGCCTATAACGATTAATACGGGGGTTGTAGTTACGGTATCTACTGGCTCTCGTTGGGTAGTTCTATAATGTTTGGGTACGCTGCTTTTGCTCAGCCTGCATTTGCTGGATTAGGCAGTGCATATTATTCTGTTGCGATTACAGAAGCGGCTACTTTAGCAGACATAGAAACAGCAACATCTTTATTTGCTTGCGCTATTTCCGAGGGTCTTATTAACGCAGATTTGGCTAGCGTAACTGCAGCATATATTAGCGCAATTACAGAAAATGTTACTTATTTAGATACAAGTACGCCGGTAAGAACACAGTATTCAGTTATAAGTGAAAATCAGAGTATTTCAGATTCTGAGTCAGTTTCGGCTTTGTTTGCTTCAAGTATCTCGGAAAGAATTACTTCAGCGGATTTAGCTACTTCTAATTTTGCTGTTGCTGTTGCTATTTCAGAAGCCATGACGCTTGCAGATGCTAGGGCGGTGGTAGCAGCTTTTGCCGGACAAGTTAGTGATAACATAGGAGTAGCTGATTTAGCTTTAGGACCAGTAACTTACGCTAAGTCTATAACCGAGAATATGACTGTTGCAGAGTTATTATTAGCAGCCGCTTGGGTTAAAATAGACAACACTGAGGGGACTACTTGGACCCTTATAGATAATAGACAGTAGAGACCAATATGGCTTTAGTACTTTTAGACCGTGCGCAGGAAACCGCAACAGCAAATACGACTGTTAGCTTTACCTTGCTTGGCGCTACTACTGGCTATCAAGACCTATCTGGTGTTGGCAATACAAACACGACTTATTATGGCGCTACAGATGGTACAAACTGGGAAGCGGGTATCGGTACTTATTCCACTACAGGTCCAACTTTAACTCGCACCACTATTTTATCTTCATCTGCTGGCGGTACTACTGCCGCTACATTCTCTGGAACCGTTACAGTCTTTATTGACTATCCATCTAGCAAATCGGTTTATCAGGGTGGTGCATTTCAAGGCACAATAGACAACACCGTCATTGGCGCTACTACCCCTGCCGCTGGTACATTCACAACTTTAGGCTCAACTGGTACAGCTTCATTAGGCACAGCTTCTACAACTTATATTCAAGTTATTGGTGATGCTTCTTATCCTGGAGTTTATGCAACTGGCGGTACAAATACCCCATTAGTCTTACAACCTTTAGGTACAGGCGCATTACAAGCACAAAAGACTACTTCATCAGCAACAGGTGGAAACGCTAGGGGTGCTAATGCGGTTGATTGGCAGACTAGTAGAGGTACTGCGGCTCAAGTGGCGGCTGGTGTATCTTCTGTGATTGCTGGTGGCGCACAAAATACTGCTACATATAGTTATCAATTTGTTGGTTCAGGAATTAATAACACAATAAATGGAAGCCCTGCCGCAGCATCTGCAATCGTAGCTGGACAATCAAATACTATTTCTGGTGGTTATTCTAGTATTGTTGGTGGTCATTTAAATACTGCTTCTGGTTATTTTAATTCGATTGTTGGTGGTGAATCTAATTCTGCTACAGCATCTGCCGCAGTAACAACACAAGTTACAACTATTGCAGTAACAGCTAGTATTACACTTTATTTAACATCTACTAATGCAAACATTAAAGTAGGTCAGTTAATATTAGGTACTGGTGTTACTGCAATATCAAATTCTAACTCTGCAACCTACGCAACATCAACAGTAACTACTGGTACTGCCGCAGTAATGAACACTTCTACCATTAGCGGAACAACGCTTACTGTAGGTACTTTAGCATCAGGCACAATCATTGCTGGTATGGTTCTAACTGGTACTGGTGTAACTGCTGGTACTTATATTGTTAGTGGTTCAGGTAGTTCTTGGACAGTATCTACAAGCCAAACAGTAGCATCTACAACAATTACTGGCACAGCCTATACATTCACAATCAGCCAAAATGCTACAACTGCCGCTGGTGTTACTTTATCTTTCTATACTCCTCATGGAGTAGTCGTAGGTGGTGGTAATAACCAAGCAACAGGAGCATATAGCTTTATCGGTGGCGGTGGTGATGCTGGTACAGCGGCTAATAGGAATACAGCTAGTGGTGATTGGAGTTTTGTTGGTAGCGGCAGAAATAATACCGCATCAGGTCTTGGTTCTTTTGTTGGTGGTGGTGGTATTTTTACTGGTACATCAACATACCCAAATACTGCATCAGGAATATCAAGTGCTATAGTTGGTGGAATTTTTAATACTGCTTCTGGAAATGGTTCTTTTGTTGGTGCTGGGTATAAACATCTTGCAGATGCGCAATATAGTACTGTTTTAGGTGGCGCACAAGGAACAACTAGAGGAATTGTTGCAAACACAGTTTTTTGTGCTTCAAATTCACCAATAACAGGAAGTCAAGGTGTTTCACAATCAGCTTTATTAGTTCTAGGCAGACAAACTACCGATGCAACAGCAACAGTTCTTACAAGCGATGCCAATGCCGCAGGAACAACAAACCAAGTAATCCTACCTAACAACTCTGCTTATTACTTTAAAGTAAGGGTAATTGCTGGTGTAACTGGCGCAGGAAACACAAAGGCTTGGACACTAGAAGGTGCTATTAAGCGTGGTGCTGGTGTAGGTACAACTGCTATAGTCGGTACAGTAACAACTACAGTAGTGGCGGCAGACGCTGGCGCAAGTACTTGGACAGTTACAGCCACAGCAGATACAACCAATGGTGGATTAGCAATAACAGTAACAGGACAAGCGGCAACTACAATAAGATGGGTTGCTAAGGCTGAAACAGCAGAAATGACATTCTGATGAA